GATAGATAAGTGGTCGAGAAACACAACACGACAATCACACGCCTTAGCCATGTAACGTACACGGTTGGCAATGTTTTCCACATCAGAAGAACCAAAGTGGTCAAACAGAAAGACACGGTTACTACCAAGAGTAGCATCAAAAGCCTCCTTCAATTCCTGCTCAGTCGTAGGTGTATCAGGCAAGTGTAACAATTTGTTAGCATGTAGCGACATGATACTACGGGCTGTCTTACGGGTAGATTCCTCCAAGAACAATCCACCAATGTTCCAGCTTGTTGTCTTCAGCAGATTGTACAGTATCTCACGCAAGAATTGACTCTTACCCAAGCCGCTGCCTGCGGTAACCGTAATCAACTCAGCAGGTCGGATGCCATACAAGAGCTTATTCAAGCCTGCCCATGGGTACTGTGCCTCTGCAATCGGCTCTGGCTTGGAGATTTCCTCCCAGAGGTCAGCAGCGTTAACAATACCGTCAGGAACATAAGGACTAGCTCTCCACCAAGCGTTAACAAACTCCTTTGTAGCTCCTGCAATCAAGTATTCACAAGCATCCTTGTAACCATCCTTGTACTGCATGATCTTGGCTTTGTTGCCGAACAACTCAGCCACTTCCTTAGCTGCCTTCTTACCCGGCTCATCACCATCGAAGCAGATAACCACTGAGTCGAAGCTGTTGATCCACTCATACTGGGCCTTACAGTCCTTCAGAGCAGCGTTAGCACCGTTCCTGATGCTCACTGTAGGGTAAAGAGACCCTTGCATCTGGAAAGCTGCGAGAGCGTCAAGTTCGCCTTCTGTGATGGTGATAGCTTTTCCTCCGGCGTGAAAGATAGACTGACCGAATAGAGTTGCTCCCTTGAAGTCTCCTGTGATGGAGAATTGCTTTGTAGGAACACTGCGCTGTTTAACAGCCACTCTAACTCCGTCTGAGTCAGTGTAAGGATAAAAGTGTTTGTCTCCATCGGTCGTTACTCCGTATTTCTCACATGTTGCCTGACTGATTCCTCGATCGGGGATTGATTTCATAAGTCCCGGTGTACTGATATCCATTTGAGTCACGGTCTTCCGTGCCATGTTATAACGTGTTACGTGTCTATCTTCAATCTCGTGCTCATGCTCTGTAGTGTTACAGGCAAAGCAGTGGGTATGACCATCGTCATACAGGCTGTTGGCATCAGTGCTTCCACAGTGCTCACAGGCTATGTGACGAAGGAATTTAGATGTCATGGCTGGCCTTTCTTTGGTACGTTTTTCAACATAGCCGCATACACACGGTCAGCATCAACTCTGTAAATGTCCACCACTATCGCTTGTGCCGCATCCAGCATTTCGTCAGTCGGCTCAATAGGAACCAGCTTCCACCCTTCAGGCACAGGTGCTGCAAGGGCTTGCTTGATGGCTGTGATGGCTTCCCAAATCTTGGGGTGATAGCTGTTGCACTCCCAATTGGGGTCTGTTTCTGCTTCCAACGCTTCCAGCGCCAATTTCAAAGTATCAATAGTGTTCATCATATACCCTCTGCTGTTCGATTACATCTGCCCATTGTGCCTTGATCTGGGCTTCAATGGACTCCCAAGTCTTGTCATGGATCAAGTCATTGACCTGTACCCATGTTTCAGGCGGTAATACCTGCTTTAAGTCGCCTTTAAAGCGCTTGTTATAGAACACTTCCCATGTCTCATAGTTGATCTCACTGTCACCAATGACATCAAACTCAACGACACACCTAGCATTCTCTACGTTTACGACCAAACCGTAAGGGTTGTTATTGCTCATGATTTACTCCTGTGCTTTGTTCAAGCCTGCGGCTTTGGCAATGGCGGCGCGGGCTTTTTCAAGGTTTTTTGCAGGTGCAAAGCCACTACCATTTACAAGCACTTCCAGTGCCTCCAGCAATACAGCATTGACTGAGTGCAAGCGTTTGATCTCGTCAAACTGGTGGCGCAGTTCGGCGGCTGCTTCAGGCGCTGCATTGTAGGGTTCGCCGTCTATTAACCAATCAGCAAGGCGCAAGGCTTCTGGTTGTTGTGTGTTCATCATTTCAATACCACCTTTATCAGAGTTAAGACACCAAGGAACAGAGAGACAATCATTCTTTGTTCTCCATCCTGTTAACAGCAGACATGATGTCCAGCATCACCTTATCGTAACCATTGGCACGGATAAGGCTAGCGACACCATCCATAACGGAATGATACCAGCATTCAAACTGTAGGACATCATCCTGTCCACATTCTTCATCGAAATCCATCATGTCAATAGACATATCATCCACCTTGTTAAGTTAAGAACTTCTAGGGAAAACAGACACAATTCTTGCACTCATATATAAACTATAGAGTACTCTATAGAACTTATACATCTCTTCTATGCGTTAACGTCTATGTTAACGTCTATGTTATAAGTACTTAAGTAAGTATTACTTATAGTATTCTACTTATAAGCATAGAAGGAATGTCCTAGTCCTATAGAGTAATTGTATCATTGGTTGTCTAACTGTCAACATTCAGTCATCATCTAATGTGTAACAGTTTGTAACAGCCTCTACCTCAACAGCGTCTTCGCTATCTTCAAAGGGATCACTCACAGTGTCTACTCCTTGTCCTGCTTTGGTAGGCAGACCGGGAATATCCTTCAAACAGACATCACAAATGTCTAAGAATTCATTGGTTATCGCGTGTCTACGGACTGCTTCATGGTCTTTCAGGTTACGGTCACAGCAAATACACTTCATGGTTTGTACTCCTCATCATCAATTAAATCGTCATCATAGTAGTCAGGATAGGTCTCTGGTTTGAGCTGCCTCACCTGAATGGCTCGAATCTTGTCACGATACCTGTCAAGCTTATCCTGTCGGTGTCTTACAGACTCCCTCAATGAATAACCCAACTCTTCAATCTCTTCTTCAGACCACAACATCTTCTGTCGCTTGAAGTAGGCATCGTAGTAGCTTTCAAGGTACATCAGACGGTCAAAAACAGTCCATAGCTGCCTTGAACCTAGTGCGGAGTTACATTCCTTGCAACAAGGCACTAAAACGGCTGGAATCTGCTCCTTTTTCCGCTTCTCTTTGTTCAATACCTCCATTGCAGACAATGGCGGCACATGATCCAGTGTATCGGCAGGGTCAGAACAGTAAAAACAGTAGTAACCCTCTTGTGTGAAGTGTCGTTTGTACTTGTGTCCATGTAGTTTCATTAAGAGTTCCCTCTTTTGGTTGCGTTTTGTTGCCATAATTTGCATCTCCTTTGTATTGAAACCTATATTTTAACAGATTTTGCTTACAAGAAGCTTACAAATAGCTCAATAGAGCTTTTTTGTAGGTAACAACAGTTCAATAAGCCAACGAATCATAATACCCCGCAATTAAGTACGCTACAAACACCAGTCCCAAGACTGTCCAATGGCTGACCTTAAACATTCTCAACCCCGAAGTTAAAAGCGATCAACTGGCAGAACAGTCGATATTGTTCTAGGTGTTCCTTGTTGTCCTTGTGTGTCTCCTCAATAGCCTCTGAAAACTCTTTAACAGTACCGCTAAAACAACCACAATTAACACGAATACCAATTTTATAGTCTTTGTGAGCAGTTGTGAAGCGTCCTGATGATTTAGCAGGACCAATGACCAAATAATCTGATGTTTTTTCGATCTTTGCGTCACCTGACACCCGTGCGTTACCTGACACCTGTGCGTTACCTGACACCTGTACGTTACCTGACACCCACGCGTCACCAAACACCCGTGCGTTATCTGACACCCGTGCGTTATCTGACACCCGTGCGTCACCAAACACCCACGCGTTACCCGACACCTGTGCGTCACCAAACACCTGTGCGTCACCAAACACCCGTGCGTTACCAAACACCCGTGCGTCACCAAAAATATGCTTTTTCATTTTAAAACCCTTTTTATTTACCGTTTTCAGTTTCAACTCTTACCATATCTTCAATATCCAGAATGATCTGATAGTCTACAATATCCCTCATGTCTGGAGGGTTATCATCACGATAGCCTTCCAGATAAAGGTCAGTGCAGCGAACGATCAAGGGCAAAGCCTCAATAGACTGCACCTCACATAGTCCGAACCACTCACAGCCCCTCAGAGTGTAGGTGAATTGTTTAATCTTTGTCATTGGTTCCTCGCTTGAATCATTGCATCAGCAAACATATAGGACAATTCAGAAACTGCCTCGTCTAATTTTCTTCGAGACATCCGCACAGTTCGAGCTGTATCGGGATCGGCTAGCATTCCTTGCATTGCCTTGGCTGCAAAGTAGTCGCGCAGGGTCATGCCTTCTTGGGTGCCAATTGTTAGGCCGTTGTGCTGAACATATTCGGAAACTGGAAACGCTGGCCCACCTGTGTTTGTATCGTTGCTCATAATGGGGACTCCTCATGGTTAGCAGGGTTGAACTTAGGACGTTTGTGTCCGGTATCGAGTGGATTAGGGAATGGTGCAAAAGGCCACATGGTTTAGTCCTCCAGTGTGGTCTGAACAACGACCCACAAGACATAAAAACCCAAGGCCCACCAGCCGAAGTGAACTAAGGCTTGATAGCCTAAATAGGCAGTCACACCGATGATGACAACATCAACAAGTGTCACTTCTGATAGTTTCTTATTGGTATTCATAGTTATTTCATCAACAGCATCAACAGCAGGTAGGCGATAAAGCCCATCCAGCCACCAAAGAAACAGAACAGCCCGATTAGGACCAAGTGAAACAATACGTCCATGATTAAACCCCTTTAGAATTAACTCGTTTGACAGTGAACAAACCCAGATCTTCACCTCTAACCCATCGATCAGGGACAACCTCGCCTGTCTGAGGGTCTGTATAGGCCA